ATATTCGAGCACTGTCGATTTCATGGTCACTTTGACCGCATAGCTCGTCGTGCCGTCTGCGCGTGTTGTTTCGGTATATTCACCGACTGCCGCAAACACTGAGAAATGGATGTTGTCTGTGCTTGTGAAATCAGGGCACTGCACGGTTACGGATTGCTGTCCATGCGGGATAATGCCGATGTTGAATCCGTTAGGGTCGCTTGCCGTCTTGTACGTAACAACAATAAAGCTGTCAGTGACCTGGCTCGCATTTGTGACCGTGATCTCCGCCATGTGAGTGCTTTGGTCGATCGCCACGGACAGATTTGTCGGCGTGGCAAGCGTACCGACCGCCGCAAGGACAGGCTGACCGTAAGTCGTGTTGCGATCGTGTACGGTATTGATTCGCACGAACAAACACTGGTCAATACCAACGACATTATCAATGGAAAATGCCGCCGCATCGCTTCCATCCTTATATGCCAGTGTCTGCGCGTCCGTAGGGCTTACGCCGTCAGGGCAGGTCATGCCCTCCGCGGGGATAGCAAACATATACTGGACATTGATCGCATCGATGGGATGTGCCACGCCTCGCACGGTTTCCCATCTTGATTTACAGAGATAACCGCCGACCTCAGTGAGATAGGCGTTCGCCCTGACATTCTTTGTCTGATAGGGGAACGCGTAAACATGCTTTGCGTATCTCCAAGCAGAATACCCTTGCGGGCCTCTGGAGCGGATGCGCACCCAGCGCGTATAGGATGTATCCATGTTAATGATGGACGAATCCTCTGTGATGCTTATGTTGCCATTCGCGGTGGATCCATTCTCACGTTGCCATCCTTTAATTTTTGCGCCGTCTGTGATTGCGGAAGACTTGACACGCACTGACCATATCTCAACGCTGTCAAACCATTTCGGAACATCAGACGCAACCGCCGTCTTCCATGTGAATTTGCAGATATTGTTCCTGCTTGGGTCAAGCTCCGCTGTCAGCGTGGGAGTATTCGGAATTAAGATGTCGTAATCCTTTGTTGCCCATTCGCTGACTGTGGGAGTGACTGCTTCCTTCTTATCTTCTTTGTAAGGCTTGCGCTTGCCACGCACACGAAACTGGATAGCTGAGAGCAGTGTTTTTGTGTGGGGGTAATACTGATTGGTGTTGATTGTTACGACGCGCTTTGTGACTGTGTATCCAATCGACAAATCAATCCATTTGCCCCACTTGTTACGGCCTTTCAGCCTGTATTGCAGGTTCTGGCCTGCGCCGTAATCAGCGTCGCCGATTTTCCACGAAAACCAAAACTTATTCCCGCTTCTCTTGATCGAAAGCCCTGACGGCTTACGTGTAACTCTGTTCATTTATGCCGTCCTCGCTTTCAGTACAAACTCTCTCGCGAATCTCTCCGCCCACTGTTCGGGGTCTTCTGCTCCGTTGACAGTGACATTAACATTGATGGTCTGCCCGCCTCCGGAAGCCTCGCGAATATCACGGAGCAGAGCATTACGTCCGTATACCATTTCATCGCCTGCTTCACCGACACCGATAAGCGAAGGGCGACTGAAGATATAGGGCTGTTCCATAGCTTTCTCATACCAGTCAACTGAGAAGCTCGGCAGGGATCCTTTTCCTGCAATTCCGAAAGGCGGGGTGCCTCCGCTGACGCTGATGTGCGGAAGCTGTAAGTTAGAAAAGATTCTGCCGATGTCGAGCGGGAAGAATCCTCTGATACCATCCAAGACTCCGTCAATCGTATCTTTGGCGTTCTGAATGGGCTCTTCCAATGCACTCTTGATGTTAGCCATTGCCGTGCGGACAAGTCCGAGAGCTGCGCCGCCCATGCCTCGCGCAAGGCCTCCAACAATCTGCACGCCTGCGTTAAGCAGTTTCGGCACGAGCTTGATGATATTCTGCACGATAGTAAGACCGATTTTGCCGACAGCCTCAAGAACCGTCGGAGCGGCACGACCGATAGCACCAAGAATGACGGGGATATTCGTCACGATTGTTTCGCCCATGTTTGACATGAACTCGCCGAGTCGCTCACCCAATGTCGGAATGTTCTCAGCAAGGAAATCACCGATAGAGTTAATGATGTCCATTGCACTGGTGGCAAGATCGGGCAGGTGCTCAACAATAGCGTCAGCGATGGTCGAGATCAATTCGCCGCCCTTGTCAATCAATGTCGGAAACGCCTCACCGATTTTGCTCGCAAAGTCTGACACAAGTGTTGTCGCACTCTCCCACAGAATAGGAAGGTTGGTTGTAAGACTGTCACGGATACAAGTGACAATCTCTGAACCCTTCTCAATCACTGTTGGAATAGCAGAAGTAATACCATTCGCAATCGTGCTCATGATTTCGGGCGCGACCGCAGTCAGGTCATGAATCTTCTGCGTGATTCCGCTGACAATGCTGTTGATGATTTCGCCCGCTTTTGTGATTATGTCGGGCTGTCCGTTAGCACCTATCAGATTATCGATAATCGCCTTGCCCTGTTCCGCAATCAGCGGAGCCGCCGCGCTGATAAAACTACCGAGCGCTCCGGGAATAGCACTCACGATATTGCCTAACATCGGAATGAGGTTGTTAAACAGGAATGTCCCTGCGCTCTGCGCAAGCTGTTGCATGGATCCCGCGACGTCTCCACCAGTGGCAAGGTTGGCGAGTACATTCTGTGCCGCCGCCTGCATTGCACCGAACGAACCGCTGAAGGTTGTTGCCGCCTCCTCTGCCGCCACGCCTGTCAGCCCCAAGTCATCCTGTATCGCATGGATCGCGGCGTAGACATCGCCGAGATTATTCATATCATATTTGACGCCTGTCAGCTTCTCCGCATCTCCAAGCAAACGTTCCATTTCGGACTTCGTGCCACCATAACCAAGCTTGAGGTTGTCGAGCATGGTGTAGTTGCCTTTTGCAAAGCCCTGATAGGCGTTCTGAATCGATTCCAGCGGAGTGCCCATCTTCGCGGCATTGTCCGTCATGTCAAGGATAGCAGTATTTGCCGCCTCGACAGCTTTGGTTGTATCACCCTTAAACGCCGCCTTGAGGGATGCTCCGAAGCTTACCGCCTGATCCGCGTAATCATTTGCGGATATGCCCGCAGATGCCGCCTCCGCCGCGTATTTTTTCGCCGCATCTGCCGCGTCACCATACAGGGTCTCAAGTCCGCCGTAACTCTGTTGAAGCTTTCCGCCCTCATCGAGCGCCGCCTTGAATCCCTTGACGACTGTCGCGCCGATCGCCGCACCCGCAAGCACCTTTTTGATGTTGCCCGCAATGCTGGATCCTGCGTCTGTTCCCGCCTGTTTTGCACCGGGCGAGAGTGATTCTTTTATTTTCCCAGATATTCCTTCTGCCTTCGGAATAATCTGCACATATGCTTTTCCGAGATCAGCCATTATTCCAAATCTCCTTAAATTCCTCGCTCGATGCGAATTTGTAAATTGGCGGTGCCTGTTTCGGAGCCTCCTTGCGATACATGTCCGCCTGCACGATGTATGCGCCGGAAGGATCCTGTCCGCGAAGGACACATCGAATGATCGTCAAGCTGTCAGCGATTGAAGCAAGCAGAGCCAATTCATCGACCTCATTAACGCCGTTGATCTTCCGTTTGATTCGCGAATTTTCCCTCAAACCAAAAGAAAGCGCCGCCAATGTTCCCACCGGCAGCGCATTAAAATCAAATATTCCGTATGTTTCCGCAAGGTCACACAGGAGCGCGTCTCGATCAATGGCAATCATCTGAGCGAGGGTCAGGAGTTTTTTGCGTTTGCGATATTGAAGATCTCGTCAAACTCGCGTCGTACATCGTCGAACATGACGCGCCCGCGCTCATTCCTCACATGATCATAGAGCCTTTTCTTCTGCTCCTTGCCGAGAGCATATTCGACCATAGCAGGATATTTCGTGCCATTTTCGGACGCCTCAGCAGCGAGCTCGATAAATTCCATGTCCATGATGACATCGGTGTCTAACTCAAACTCGAACCCTGTGGATGTCTTGCCTTTGCTCATCCGTTACCCTCCGTAGCCGCCGCTTTTTTGTAATCCTTGGATGTGTCGTTGTCGCCTGCTGCGAATCCGCCGGACATAGCGGTCATGGTCATATCGTAGCCCGTTGCTTCGTTGCCCTTGTAGACGACATCGCCCAAGTTGGACAGCTTTGCATTCGGAATGACTGTCCTCTGCTTGCCGCCATTGCGGAGAAGCATATCAACGACATAGACGCAGGCGGGCTGATCAGTCGCGTTGTGACGAACTGTGATGCCTGTCGCCGCAGTGCCTGTGACATTGCTGTCACCATATGCCGCTTTGAGGACTTCCGTGTTCAGAGATTCGATCGCCTTGAACTTATAGGTCTCGATCTTCTCCGTCATGGGCGTATCAACGACGTCCCCGCCCCATGCCTTGATGTTTTCCGTGCTGATGCTTGTAGCATTGGTCATGCCGTCCTCAGAGCAGTAGCCAAGGCATTTGTAAGCGGCGTCAAGAGTTGCGTCCACTGTGGTAGGCAGGGCAGTGCCGAGCGGAGCACGCCAAACAGCGCCTACGCCTGCGGGTTTACCTGTGGACACATAATCAACTGTATTTGCCATGTGTATCACCTCTCATAATGTGTGACGACCGCCACACATTGGTATCTGTAACGTTTTGTTTCGGTGTCGGTAAAGTTGTAGTCTGAATTGATATAGACAGCGGAAACGGTCGGAAGCTCGACGGCCTGCTTTATCAGCGACTTAACCGTCATATTGAGTTCTGCCGCCTCATAGAGCGTTTCCCCGTAAGACTGCATGGCGAACGTGACCGTCTCGATGCAGTCCGTTTCCTGCGAGCCTGTGCGTTCTATCAACACATAGGACTTCGACGGGCTCTCAGGCTCTTCCAGCAACACAGGGACATCGAGATGCTCACCAAGATATTGACGTAATGTTACCTCTATCATCAGTGCGCCCCCAATCCTGCGCCTCCGAGCGCTTTAAGCAGTGTGTTGTCATCGTATGCCTTCTTCGCCGCTTCCTTGTTTTCCGCAAAAACATTGCCGATTGCGGTAAAAGACGCGACGCCCACACGATGCCCGAATCCTGTTCCTGCTATATCCGCCACTCTTGCAGACGCGACCTCAATGTGTGCCTGCATTTCGGGCGATTTCATCAATTCATTAAGGCCGGGCAAATTGAGCTCAAAATCAAAATCACTCATATGCCTCGACCTTTACTTTTTTATTCCATGCAAGCGGAATGAGATGCTCGATTCCCTGCGTCGGCCTGCCGAATGTGTGGAATTTCTCGCCCCAGAACTCAACGGTCCTGTCGCGCCATTCGTGCTCGTCCCCTTTGGGAATCGCAAGCGTATAGGCAAGGCGTTTGCCCGACAGATTCAGCTCGTTGATGATGTCCTCCGATGAGGGCTCACCAATCAGCACGTTGTCGATTGTTTCCGCAGTTTCCTCATAAATCGGACGTCCAAAGTCATCCGCCCCGACTTGCACCTTGTTGTATAAGACAATGCTTTCGCCTGTCATGTTGCCAACTCCTCAACGGGCGAATAAGAGCCGATGCTGTTACCGACACCCAGCAACCTCTTTTCCGCCCGCGATAAATACAGCTCGCCTGTGGCGCCGTTGGAGAATGTCCACGACTGAGAATAGCCCAGTGCGGACGCGCTCCCCTGCGTGGCTCCGGCAGGAACAGCCATATCTCCCTGGCTCCCCATCGCACGGATTACCATACTGCAGGACACGGTCTTTTTCGCCGCTTCCGTCGCACTGGATGCAAACGAATCAATCAGCACTGCCGCATCATCGAGCAGGGCGATGCACACATCTTGCTGTACGCTTGTCAGCGTCTTGACCATTCGGCTCTGCACATCTTCGACGGTTGCATAAGCCATGTGATCACCTCATTTCTTCGTTGTCTTCTTCGGGGCTTTTGCGGGTTTGGCAACAGGGGCAATCTTGTGCCCCCGTGCCTTATATTCGTCCACCTTGGACTCGTGCACCCACATTACGACACCCGAATAGCGATCGATCATCTTGATCATGCGTGTGCCTTGGTCAGCTTAGCGAAGTAGTCAGTCTCCGCGACGAATCCGACTTCAATCTCAACGAGAACAGCGAACATGTTCTGCTGGAACAGGTTGATAGTAGTATTGCCGCTTGTAAGCGTAGCGTCTGCAGAATAGCGGACCTGTACGCCCTCAACAGTGCCGTACATTGCATGTGTCCAG